GCGACGTTGTGTGGGCAAAGCAATGGGCAAGTGGCACTGCCACGCTCGGCGCTGAGCCAGCCGAAGCATTCGTGTACGTTGATCCAAGTATCGTATTTTCTGTTCAAGTGGACGGCACCATCGCTGACACCGATATTGGCAACTTTGCCGATCTCGTTGCTGGCGCTGGCAATGCAGCAACCGGAGTCTCTGGCTTCGAGCTGAGCGCCACCACCGCTGGCACCATCGCACAGTTCCAGATTCTTGGACTGTCATCTGCCCCGGACGGCATCTTTACTGCCGACATAGCTACTGCAAATCCACGTGTGGATGTGCAGATCGCTGAGTCGCCGTATCGTGCATGGCCCGGTGCTGTAAGCTAAAGGAGCATAACTAATGGCTATCATGAATCGTGCTCGCTTTAGAAAGCAGCTACAGGAAGGTCTCAACACCGTGTTCGGCTTGGAATACAAGCGCTACGAGCAGGAGTGGAGACCTATTTTCGCAGTCGAAAACTCTCAGAAAGCGTATGAGGAAGACGTATTGCTCGCTGGTCTGGCAGGTGCTCCTGTCAAGGCTGAAGGTGCTCCGGTCACTTATGATCAGGGCGGCGAAGCGTTCGTCAGCCGGTACGTCCACGAGACTATCGCACTCGCCTTCTCGCTGACGGAAGAAGCTGAAGAGGACAACCTCTACGGCTCCATCGGCTCGAAGTACTCCAAGGCTCTTGCTCGCTCAATGCAGCACACCAAAGAAGTGAAAGGTGCAGCAATCCTGAACAACGGCTTCAACGCTGCCTATCCGGGTGGTGATGGTGTCGAGCTGTTCAGTACTGCTCATCCGCTCTTCGGTGGTGGGACGCAGGCCAACACGTTTACGACACAGGCTGACCTGTCTGAGACTTCCCTTGAGGAAGCGATGATTGCAATCAGCAAGTTCGTGGACGAACGGTCTATCCCGATCGCTGTGCGCGCAATGAAGCTGATTGTGCCGCCCGATCTGATGTTCGTGGCAGAACGACTGTTGATGTCTCCATACCGTCCGGGTACGGCTGACAACGACATCAATGCCATGAAGAAGATGGGCATGATCCCCGGTGGTTGCTACAAGAACCATCGTTTGACGGACGCTAACCAGTGGACGTTGATCACGGATCAGCAGGACGGCTTGAAGCACATGGTCAGGAAGAACATCCAACGTGGTCTCGAAGGTGACTTTGAGACAGGCAACATGCGCTACAAGGCGCGTGAACGCTACTCGTTCGGCTGGTCTGACTACCGAGGTGCATTCGGCAGCTCTGGCAGCACCTAAGCTGTAACCACAGGGACTGGCTTGGTTTGGATCGGGGGTGCCCGGTTGCCAAGTCAGTCCCACCCTGACGACTCGTAAGAGACTGGAGACAGACAGATGGGTAAGAGAAGCACATTCGCCGGTTATATCCGGCAGCGTGCCATGGCAGTACCTTCGGGTAATGGCAAAGGCACACCAGCTACATTCAAGGCGTTCGTAACGGTCGCATTTGATCCGACCGCTGCCGCAGCAGGCACTGGCGTATATCTTCCAGCAGGAGCAATCCCACTTGGCGTAACGACGCTTGGCGGCGCAACGGGTGGCGCAACGCCTACCGTTGACGTGCAGCTTGCTGGTGGTACTGCTGCCGGTCTCGGCAACGAGATTGATGCTGATACAGCATCGGCAGTTGAAGTACAGACTGGCGCTGACCTTGGTGTGGCATTGACTGCTGATACTGAGATCGAAGCTGGTGTCGGCGCGTCCGCTGCAACAGGCGGCACCACGACACTGCTCGTGAGCTACATTGTTGCGGATGACGGTAAGGTCAACGACTAAGGGAGGTGATCCATGGGACACTCCCGTAAGCGCGTAATCACTGGCGAGACAGCTGCTGGTGTCGGCGCGACGTACATTGTTGTTGAGGGGTTCGAGGATACGGTCAACATCCAGACCCAAGCCAACGGCACGGTCACGACGCTGACGATCGACTGGACCAACCAGAACATCCTGTATGACGCGACCGCACTTGCTGCGGTGAACATCAATACGCCGAATGATCCGGGTCGTTACTCGGCTCCTGCGAGTGCTGACTGGAACCAGATTGCGACCGCTGTTGGCGCGTCTCAGTTGCAGTTCCCGGTGTTCGCTATCCGTATCGACATCACTGCCGGTACGGGTTCGGTTGTTTACCAGATAACGCAAGGATAACCTCATGGCGACATCAGGGACGTACATCTTTAATCCCGATCTCGCTGAGATGGTTGATGAGGCGCTGGAGCGCTGTCGGATAGACCCTGCCAAGATTACATCGAGGCACGTACTGTCCGCACGACGCTCCATGCGTTTCATGTTGGCTGACTGGGCGACGAAGGACTATCACAACTTCCGCATCAAGCGGCAGTCGTTCACGCTTGTGCAGTCGCAAGCTGAGTACGTCGCAGGCACCGACTTCGATCTCGGTACTGGTGGGGTCTCAATCATTGACATCATCAACGTGGTGCTGCGCCGTAACGGTGTAGACACCCCGGTCGAGTTCATGTCGCGTGCTGAACTGCTCAACATTCCTGAGAAGGACATCGAGGGCAGGGCTGACCGTGTATTCGTGGATAAGGCTCGTGACGGCATTACGCTGACCTTCTGGACCACACCAGAGAACTCGACTGATGAGATTCACTTCGATGCTGTTGTGAAGTTCGAGGACTCAGACACAGCGGCTGACAATGCCGACATCCCTTACTACATGCACGATGCGTTCGCTTACGGTCTGGCTTTCAGGCTGGCAGAGAAGTTCGCGCCACCTGACCTTGAAGCTGCCCTGTACCAGAAGTCAGAGATGGCTTTTAGAGCAGGCACGAACGCTTCTCGTGAGCGTGGTGACGTGAGGATCGTACCGACATCCGGTTCGAGCCGACGCAGAGGGAGGGCGAGAAGCTACCGATGAGTAAGCGTCAGTACGCAAGAGGGCACAGAGCCGTAGCAGAATGCCAGCGCTCAGGCCAGAAGATGCTGTACCGCGACCTCGTGGTTGACGGTCACGTCGAGGGCCTGCTTGTGCATCCTGATTGGTGGGAGCCGAAGCACCCGCAGGAGATTCCTGTCGAGGTGACTGACCCTGTTGCGTTGTATCGACCTGCTCCTGAAATATCCGTTGAAGCGGATTACGGCAATGTAGAAACGCCACCTCCTGCCCCTGTAGCGCCTGTCAGCTCGCCTGCTGGCACTATCGCTGTGGCAATGAGCGGCAATGAGACCCACATGGTGCCGGATGACGCTCTGACGTACGCGATCGGTGACTGGCTGTTTATCGAGCTGGACGGTGGTGGTGCGTGGCACATCTCGCGAATCGCCGTGGGGAGTGAGTCGCCAACCTTCCGTATACCGTTCATGACACCGTTCGTTGGTGCGGCGGCTATCTCGAACAACTTTTACATCGAGGCTGGCTGATGAGCAACAAGACATACACTGAACTGAGCGCCAACCTGCAAGCATGGACCGAGGATGATGATGCTGAGTTCACGGGGTCGATCGATGAGGTAATCAACCTCGGAGAGATGCGTTTGTGGCGCGACCTCGACCTGTCGATCTTCACGAGTGAGGACACGGCAGACACAGTGGCTACTCAGGCGACTGTGACCAAGCCAACCACCGACACTGAGTTGGTGGTAACGCAATCCATTTATTACGACTTCGACTTCGGCAGTGGGCTTGTGCGCACGTGGCTGGAGTTGCGGTCAACCGATTTCGTCAGGGATCACCAGACAGTGGGTCAGACGGCCCCACCTAAATACTATGCTGAGACTGATGAGCTGAACTGGCTACTGTCTCCGATCCCTGACGTAATTTACACACTGAATGCACGTGGTGTGACTCGTCCAACGCGACTATCGGCTGGTAATCCGACAACGTGGTTGTCTCTGCATCAGGACGACATGCTCTTCAAGGCATGTCTGGCTGAGGCTGAGGGCTTCCTCAAAGCGGATGACCGTTCCCCGGTGTGGATGGAACAATACGTTGCGGCATTGCCGCTCGCGAAACGGGAGACCTACGAGCTACTCAATCAGAGATACAACTTGACACCTCTGGAAGTGCCAGCGGTGCCGACCAACCAGAGGTAAGACATGGCAATTACATCCGATAGGTTAGCGATCACGCTGCAAGCGCTGGATGATAACCCGGACACTTGGGGCACCATTCTCAACGACAGCACGATCCAGCTGATTGAGTCTGCGTTTTTTACGACTACTGTTGATGTGACAGCCGCTGATGTGACGCTGGACACGACGCAGGGTGGTGATGCCGCAGAGCATTATCGTTACGGTATTCTCGACATACAGGGCACCTCGCTGGCTACGCCGCGCAACGTGAACCTGCCGCCTGACGTTAAGAACACAGCCTTCATCAAGAAGGCATGGCTGGTCATCAATAACACCACTGGTGGACAGGTTGTTACCTTCAAGACCACCACCGGAACGGGTATTTCAATCCCTGCCGGTGAGGGTCAGTGGATGTTCTGCGATGGCACCGACATTCTGGCAGCGTCGGCATCGACGGCAACCACAGCAGCCACAGCTACCACAGCACTCGACTCAGATGCGCTAACTGGTGTTGCTGGCGCGAACTTCGCACAGAAGGCACTTGCCCAGACATTTACAGCTGGTCAGGTGTCTGAGCGTGTAGTACAAACAAATGCTCAGCTTGCCGCAGGGTTAGACTGCTCACTCAGCAACGCCTTTTATCACCTCACCACAGGTGCGATCAACATGGGAGCGCCGAGTAACGCAACGACCGGGCAGCAGTTCAGCTTGGTTATTGAACAGGGTGTTAATGCGCCGCACGCAATCACGTTCGCCTCGACCACATTTATCGCGCCCGGTGGAGCACCAGTGCTATCACTCGCGCTTGGGGAGATTGACTATCTTGGCTTCGAGTATGTCACCGGACTTAGCGCCCTTGGCGGCTCACGCTGGATGGTTTCGATTCTCAAGAACTTGGTAGCGGCTTAATGTGGCGAATCCCAATCTCATTGTTCGGTGGTGGTGGCGTTGTTAGCCTTACATTTACATCCGATACTTACATAGGCGACCTGTTCGCCTATTTAGGTTCTCCATCGATCCCGGTCGAGGTGACCATCACTGCTAATAACGCTGATGTTGGTGAGGTCATCATCAGCCCATCATTTGATCCTGCCAGCACGTTCACGTTTGTGGGAACTAATGGTGGTCGCTTTATCGGTGAAGGTGGTCAGGGTGGTGGTGGTGGTGATGACAACGGCGCGACCGGCACAGCTGGCGGTAAGGGCAGCAATGGCGGCGCTGCCATTGTTTCATCTTTCAATATCGACATTGATATTGATGACGGCTTTTTGCTCGGTGGTGGTGGTGGCGCTGGTGGTGGTAGTTACGACACTGATTCTGGTGGCACTCCGGGTGGCGGCGGCGGCGGCGGCATTGGTTGGGGTGACGCAGCTGGTGGTCCGGCAGGCGATCCAACTGGCACGCCAATAGCAAGCGCTGGCACCGCAGGCAGTCAAACCGCAGCCGGTAACGGTGGGTCAGGCGGCAGCTCGCTTACTAATGACGGTGGTGATGGCGGCAACTGGGGGCTTGCTGGTGAATATGGGCAGCACGCCAATCCAACCAATAACCCGCTTGGCAACAATAATTTAAGAGGTAACGGTGGCTCTGGAGGTAATGGTGGCTCAGCGTTCGCACCACTAAATGGAGCGGTTGCTACGTTCACGGGCGCTAAGAGCCAAGCTACCTTACGAACAGAGAACAGGATTAAAGGCGAGACTGACGGTAACCTCGCTCTCAGCGATGTGAGCATAACTGCGTTCCATGTCGGAATCGGTCACCCAAGCGAGACTTATGGCTTTGCTTTCGGGACCAATGGAGTCCTTACCAAGATCAACAGCGACACCGGCAATACGACCACCTCGTTCTGGACTGGTAATACCTTTACTGGGGCTAACTACGAGGTTCGCCTGACCACTGATACAAAGGCTGGCACGTGGGACGTTAGTGCCGGTACTGACGGTGATTGGTTTGCGCTAAGCGGCTCAAAGACATGGAGCTACACCACAGCTGCATCATCACAGAACGCTGGTGCGGTTTACGAGATAAGACGTACTGATGAGACGCTGCCGACTGCTCGTGGCAGGCTCAAGGCAGTAACAACTTACGAGCCTTAATAATGACGCAAAAGCAGATATTCCAATTGCCGATTGGTCCGGGTCAGTACACGGAGCAGTCAGAGCGCGGCGCTGTTGGGCGCTGGTACTCGATGGACAAGGCTCGCTTTCGCAAGGGGCTTGCTGAGAAGATCGGTGGCTGGGTACGTCTGCAACCACAGTTCATTGGCACTTGCCGTCGCCTGAGAGACTGGACATCGCTGGATGCGAAGAAGTGGTCCGCTGTTGCGACCGACACCAAGCTCTACCTGTGGCAGGACGGAACGCTGTTCGACATCACCCCTCTGAGGGACTCAGGGACGCTCACAGCCCCGTTCACGACTTATGATGGTGAGAGCCGCGTTCTAGTGACACACGTCAACCACGGCGCTCAGCTTGGCGACTACGTGCGTTTCTCCGGGGCGATCGCTGGTGGTGCTTCAGGCATCACCGTGGACGGTGAGTACCAGATCAACAACATCATTGATCCAGACAACTACGAGATCACGGACGATGAGATCGCAGGGACTGGTGGAGCGGGTGAGGGCGGCACACCGAATTACGAATACGACATCTCAGCCGGTGCATCGAGCGCGGTAACGGCGAGAGGCTACGGAACCGGGCCGTATGGTCGAGAGGGCTACGGAAACGCAAGGACAGGTTCTACGCTGGTCCTTGGTATTCGCACATGGTCGCTCGACACATGGGGTGAGGACTTGCTCGCCAGTCCACGCAGCGGTGCCATCTATTGGTGGGATCGCTCGAAGGGAACTGGCACGAGAGCGGCTGCTCTGGGTGGAGACGCGCCACCGAACAACGAGTACATGCTGGTATCTCAACGAGACAGGCACGTGCTCGCGCTAGGTGCGTACGATTACTTCAACGACGCATTTGACCCGCTACTGATTCGCTGGTCATCGACCGAGGACCTGAATGATTGGGTGCCTACGAGCACCAACACGTCAGGTGACCTACGGCTCTACTCAGGCTCTAAAATCGTCGCAGGCGTGCGCTCACGCCTTGAGACGGTCATTTTCACGGATGTCAGCGTCCACACACTGCCGTTTGTCGGTGGATTCGACGTATTCGGCCTGAATATCGTCGGTGAGAACGTCTCGATCCTTGGGCCGAACTGTGCCGTACCAATCGATCACCGTGTGATCTTCATGGCTGAGGCTGACTTCTACGTCTACGATGGTGTCGTCAAGGTGCTGCCTTGCGATGTGCGCAACTTCGTGTACGACAATCTCAATGTGGTGCAGCGCGACAAGATATACGGTGGACTCAATCGTGAGTTCAATGAGGTCTGGTGGTTCTATCCATCGTTCGACACTGAGGCATGGGTGCAGCAGGACTTCTCACTGGGCCTGCCATCCGGGTACTCGCTTGCCAACAACGATCCGATCATTGGTGACCCGTGCTGGGATGATGTTATTTATCTCGCGAAGTACGAGGGCACTAACGGGCAGACCTCATACACTGAGTTGAAGCAGTCGCTCACCCATACGTTCTACGGCAATGCCCAAATATCCACAGCACAGGCAAACTACGGATCATCGGCAGTTGTGTTTGATGGTACGTCTGACGGCATTCAGGTTAGCAGCCCAACCTCTACACAGCTACTGAGTACGGACGAGGTAACGGTTGAGGGTTTTGTCTATCTCAACTCATTACCAGTGGGAGCCGGTACGGACTGGCAGCTGGTCAATCAGGCGAATCAGGATGTCCTTAACTTCGAGGTCAGGTTCGGTAATCTGAACGGAAGCCTTTACCAGATTGAGGCTCGATTTGGATTCGGCAACACTCCAGTTGGAGTCATCGTTCCTCCCTCAACAGGTGCATGGTATTACTTCTCAGCCCAGCGTCGTCTGAACGGTGCCAACTATTACGTCGATATTTTCTTTGGACTGGCTTCTGGTGGGACCGCTAGTCGGGTATCGCAAACCCTGAGCAACAACAACCCAAGCGCTGTGACCACAGTGCCTATTACGATAGGTGCTTGGGATAACGCAACGACACAGGTATTCACACAGGTGCTCGACGGATATGTAGATGATGTTCGTGTAACCAAGTGTGCGCGGTTTGGCAACGTCTCATCAGTCACCATCCCATCTGATTACGTGCTGGTTGGAGACTCACCGTCCTCGATCGGTTACTCCTACGGGTTCAACTCGACCGGCTTCACTGAGGTCACAGCAGTAGCTGACAACAACTACGAGCACGACTACTTCCTGACCAACGACGAGCCGATCCTGACACCCACTGAGAGCGAGTACGCGATCGAGCTGGATGTGAATCCAGACATCGGCGTTGGTGTTGGTAGGGCAGGCATCTGTTTCCTCAGAACTGATCTGAATGGTCAGGGAGAGACGGACGCTGATGATGCTCAGCAGCTGATGTTCGAGCTGAACTATGATGACAACCGGGTGGAGGTCTGGAAGAAGACAGCAGCCGGTGTAGCGGTGCCTACCAACCAAGGCTCCAACACGGTGGACTTCACGACGCTGACAGGCTCTGCCATGGCGCTTGGTACGAAGTACATCCTGACCGTTCAGTTCAACACACCTACGGTGACGTTGTGGGTGGATGGTGTGCAGGCGTTCCAGTTCTCGCTGGACGCAACTGAGCTTACCCAGTTTGCTTCAGGAACCTTTGGGCTGCATCAGACACCGGGTGTCACGAATGACCTGTACCGCTTCTATAATCTTGCTGCCGGTCCACTTGGCGTGCTGACAGCAAGCGACTTCGATATTTCACCGATCGAGGTGAACCGATATGTGATGTTCAATTATGAAGAAGGATCATGGGCAACCGGCAAGATGGCTCGAACGGCTTGGGCCGATCGATCACCCCTGCTGGAGAAGGCGTATGCAGCAGGCACAGACGGATACCTGTATAAGCACGAGACAGGCACAGATGATAACGGCGCTGCGATGGAGAGCTTCGTGCAGTCCTTCGACATGGAGATTCCAGAAGCCGGGGAAAACCTAATGCACGTCGATCAGCTGATTCCAGACTTCCTCACGTTGGAGGGGTCGGTTGATGTCTACCTGTCAGGACTGAAGTACCCGCAGGCAGATAACAGAATTGAGAAGGGTCCGTACACTGTTTCGCAGGGTACGCGCAAAATATCCACGCGCATCAGGGCGCGTCAGGTTGCGCTGAAGATCGAGTCAACCGGGACCGGCGATAAATGGCGCATGGGTCACTGGAGAGGAAGAGCGGGGGCGCACGGCAAACGTGGCTAAGGTTGTATTCCCATCATTCTCTGGAAGCATCTTCAATGCTTCGGAGATGCGGCAGCTGGTATCAGCGCTTGAGTACCGATTTCAGTCTCTGGAGGAAGCTGATTCGGTAATCCCAAGCACTACAGTTGATGGCAACCCGGACGATCTCTACGCACCACTGAACCACACGCATGTCGTTGCTGACATCACTGACTTCTTTGATAACGTGCCGACCAGCATCTTCGATCTGGATGATGTTGATGGCTCTCCATCTATTGGTGAGACGCTCATCTGGGATGGCAATGACTTTGTGCCCGGTACTTCTGGTGGGTCACACACGCTTGGCTCACATAGCGATGTGTATGTCCCAGCACCAAACGATGGTGAGGCGCTTACCTATGTGAGTTCTACTGGTCGTTGGGAGTCATTACCGCAGGCAGGTGCCGGTGCAAACACGCTGCTCGATCTTGATGACACCGACATTGCCACACAGAACCAGTTCGACCTGCTATTCAATGCTGACGGAACCGAGTGGCAGCACACCGCAACAGCACTACGCTGGAATCCAGCTGGGCAATATCTGGAGCTTGCAAATAACCATTCCATTAACTGGAGAGACCCGGACGAAAATAGTGTAGAGCTTGCTGTATTTGAATCTACACCTGTATTTG